TTGGCCCTCGCTCTGTGCTGCAAGTACGGAATTAAGCCTGAGCTTCGAAACCGTCCAGGTCCTGTACGGCGTACAGGTCAGCGAAGCGCTCACGGCCATCAACTGGCTCGATCACGTTGATGGTCACGGTACCGATGTAGGCGTACGAACCAGCCTTGGCCTTCAGGGTCAGTGGAGCGGTTTCGCCGTCCACAGTACCGTCGTCCCAAGTCGGCATTTCGGTCTCGGTGATTTCGAGATCGGCAGCGATCAGGCCCTTGGCCGCAGCAACACCGGCAATCACATCGGCGATGGTGCTTTCTTCAGTGGTCTGGAACTCGTAGCTTGCGCCAACCAGTGCAGCCACGTCCAGACGGGTGTAACGCAGGGTCTGCGCGCCCTTGAATTCGGTCGAACCTGGCAGAGCCGAGATGGTGACCTGGGTATTGCGCTGGTTGGTGTCTTCAGGATCATCGAACACCTGTGGGGCGCCGATGGTCATTTGCGAAGCAGTCAGAGTCTGGCTGTTAGCGGTGTTAGCCAACAGCAAGAAGTTCTCTTGGCCACTTTTGAGGATGTCAAGTTGCATGGCGATCTCCGATGCAGGTTTACGAAAAGATCAAGAATTCCTGACCTCATAGGATACGTCGTAAAAAATTCCACGATGAGGCATGCAAAAATAAGGGAGGGCCGAAGCCCTCCCGAATATGCCGGATGTCTTACAGTTCGTAAGATTTAGCCCGGACAAAGAGACGCTTGTTGTAGACGTAGTCGGCATGGCCTGAGTAAGCGCCAGCGTCAGCAACTGGGCATTCGCGAGTAGTGCCGAACACGTTGGCACCACCGCAACCACCACCCGGCCCCCATGCGCTCCAGAGACCGAACGCGATACCCAAACCAGTGTCTGCGTACCATCCTGCACGAGGACTGTACACCGTACGACGGCCATCAGGAGTATCGACCGCAATCCCGTTAGCACCAAGGATGGTGTTGGCTGGAAGTGGAGCTGCCTTCTGGAAACTACCGAACAGGGTCTTCCACGTAGGGCTGTCAGATTGGAACATCCACTGAGACGCTTGGTTGTCCAGGATCTTACCTGCCGGGATAGCAGGACGGTTAGCCGCATCACGCGACCACCCTCTCAACGCATTCCCTCGTACAATAGTTTCATTGTACGTCAGTGTGGTGCCCATGGCCGTGGTCCAATCTGCCAAGAGGACCCAGTAGCCGCCATCGGTCGTCATGTCCACGTACGCATTGAACGTCGAACCGTCATCTGCTCGTACTGGATAGATACCGTTGACTTTCTCCTTCGCCCCCACCACCGACAATGGACCGGTGTTCTTAACGAACCCAGGCAGGTCAATGGTCTTGTACATCAGAGACAGGTCAGCGACGTTCTGATAGACCGTCTCACTGCCTGGAATGAAGAACCAACTGTTGCTGGCAATGCGCAGCGTGAATTGGTTGCGTGCATGGTCAATCGGGATGTTGTCCAGATCGTTCGGAACAAAGGTCGTGCCGAAGACAGCGTTGATCTGAGGAATCAGGTCATGCGTCCCCACCTTGCCAACCAGATCAAGTACCGCCGTCTTGCCGTCGAAGATCCTGCCGACTGCATAACGCTGGAAGTAGATCGTGGTCGTGCCAGAGAAGCCGGAGGCGGGCAGTGCCGTGATCTCCATCTGGGTGTTCCATTTGTTCGGCGCTGTGCTTGGCTGTGGATTGCCATGCGTGAAGTGTGCCGGGATAAAGCGGGTGTTGTTGTTGCTGTTGATTGCAGTGATCAGACGGAGCCAAGGATCTATACTGAACCGAGGTGGGTCGTTGACCACTTCCAAGTACTGGAGTCGCAATGCCTTTACAGGTTGGCCATCGACCTGCCGAGTCATGACGAAACCATTCAACCGTCGCAAATTGGCCGGGTTGCTCTGGTCACTCGAGTACTGCATCCGTACATCACGTACGTTGGCAGGGCTCTTATCAACCAACAGCATCTGTCCAGATACCCGACGAACACTCGCCGGGGACTGAATGTCCTCTGAAAACTGCATCCGTACATCACGGAAGTTCAGAGGGTTGCGGTCGATGATAAGGGCTTGGCCGTTGATGCGGCGTACGCTGGCGGGATTGTTATCGTCACCAGCGTATTGAAGCCGAGTGTCCCTGAGCTTAGCCGGCGAGTCATCGAGGACAAGGTATTGAACGCGCACCGTCCTCAGATTAGCCGCTTCGCTCATGGTGGTTACGCCCCGGTTTTGGAGTTGATAAGGACTTCAAGCGAGTCGATGCTGTCGTTGGTCCACGCCGCACCGTTGAGGTCAACGTTGAAGCACCCCAGTCGATCACTCGCTGCACCACGGTTGTAGTCCAATGTCGGAGTCGTGAAGGTCTTCTTGGTATCTGTCTTCGCGCCCTGCTTCAGTTGCGCTTGCAGAGTCGGAGCGGTACCTGTGTCACGATAACCGAACACTTCAATCGACACTGCCTTGATGGCCAGTTCAGCAGCCGGCTTGGCAAAACCAATCGAGGCAGGCGATTCAGCAGGTGACGTACGGATCACTGGCGTGAGTTCGGTGTTCGGTGCCATGGTGCTGGCGTCGAGGATACCGTCGGCAGTCTGACCATCCGGAACAGTCCAGTCGCTCGGCAGGACAGAACCCGCTACCTTGGCAGTCTTGACCTTAATCGGCCCCAGACGGTTCGAAGGCAACTGGTCCACGTCACTGGAATCAACCAGCCAGTAGAAGTCGTTGTACAGATGGAGTTCGGAAACGACTGCTCCCGACGACATACCGTAAAACAAACGGATGTTCGTCAAGTTGGCCACGGTCAACGAAGTTGTAGCAACGCTTCTGACCAAGGCCCCGTCGATGTAGCCATCGATCTTACCTGCTGCCAAGTCGATCAAGCATTCAACGAAGACTTCATCAGTTGCCCGCTGAAGATCCGATTCCAGCACCACGTTGAACGTGCCAGCGGCACCGATGGTCTGGACGCCCAGGATAGGAACCGCGCCAGTTACAGCGGCGTTACTGCCGATCACGTGGCGGAAACCCAGCCAGATCTTCTTGGCCTTCATTTCAGCAACCGAGAACTTCAGATCACTGAGCAGCGCGGTAAGACCGGGGTTAGCGTTACCCGTCACTTTCATCCAGGTGCGACCATTGTAGGCAGTAGCACCGGTGTTAGCGGAGGTCAGGCCTTGGTTAACCGAAGGAGCCACGCCCTTGCCAAGCAAGAGCCACGTTGGCCAGCGGGCAGCGAGAGGAAAGTCATCTGCGCCCAAGATTTCTTTGATTGCCATGATTACTTGGCTCCACTTTTCGATTTAATGACAACCTGAAGACTTTCCAGGCTCGCTTTGGTCCAAGCAGTTCCGTCAGGTGCTTTCAAAGCAATGGGGAACATGTCTTGCCGCTCGGCGTGAGGTTTCAGTTCGAACACACGTTCGGCTGTGGCCGTTTCACCGACCTTCAATTTTGCCCGAATGTGTTCAGAACTTGCCTGATCACGGCGAGCAGTGAGGCCCATACGTACAGCCAACACTTGACTGGTACCGAGTTCAGGAACTTTGAAGCCGAAGCTCGCTTCACTGCCATCAATGCCAGTGCGAACCACCGGGTAATCCAAGTCAGTCTGCGAACCGTTTGGACTGCGGGTCAAGCCGTCGTACAGTCCGTTCAGGGCTGCGTCAGCCGGGTCGCCCAAGACTTGGAAGTGACCCATGTAAACACGGCCGGCTTGAGAAGGTGCAACCAACACCTTCGACACGTTCCAACGGAAATAGCGATAGCTACCAACCTTGGCCGGGTCGATCTTGAACGCATACGCTTTAGTCCCGCTCTGGATCTTCGCAGCGCAACCTACGCGGGTATCGAGAACAGTCCAAGCCTGACCATCGTTACTGCCTTCGAACGTCCAATCGTCGAATGCACCGTAACCGCTACTGTACCCGTAGAGGGCATACGCAGCGGCCTTTTTAGCCCGTTCGAACGTCACGTTAACCCGGATCGCTGTGGCTGCGGTGGCGGCAGCCCAAGAATCACCTATCTGTGCTGGCGGGTTAAAACGCTGATAGCTCAGAGGTGAGGCACTGAGAGGCACTGAGTCCCATTTGAACTGGCCAGCCACTTCAATTTCAGTGGTGTACCGAGGGATCAGGCAATGACCAGAATACAGGCCACCAGTCGCATCTTGATCGTAGTCGAAATAGCTGTACAGAGCGTCTGCATCCGAGTACGACCAGTTGGCAGGACGTGTGGACTTGTCCGTAATCAGCGGCAGGACTTTCACAGGACCCAGTCGACCAGAGACTTCACCGTCTTGGTTATCGTAAGTCGTGTAAAAGTCGTTGAAACTGAGCATGCTGACCGTTGGCAAGTTTTGCTGGTTGACAAAAGTGATGCCCAGTTGTACAACAGAAGCCATGGCTACCGCACCAGCGAACTGATACGTGTTGACCAGCGTCGCGTTGAGGTAAGTCCGGACCGTGAAGGTCACGAGATCAATCTCGTATTCCACGTAGTGCTCGCCAGCAGTCAACTTAGTCGGAAGAATACCATCGACCGGAATGCCGCCGATGTAGAGGAGTGCGACAGCACCACGGTCGATGAAACCCTGCTCTACAAACATCCGAACCCCGATCACGCCTTTCGTCATGACCGACGGGGTGCCAAACAGCTCATTCAGAGAGCGTTGGAACAACCAGAACGTACGGGTGATGTTCGAACTGATGTTGGAGTAGAACGTCTGCTGAGCAGTCAACCACGTCCGACCATTGATCCGAGTGGTCAGCCAGTTCGTGGTGCTGGAGATCAGGTCCAGTTGATCGAACCCCTCAACCTTCATGTGTGCAGCGTACATGGCAGACCGAATTGGGAGTGCATCGAACCCAAACATCAAAGGAATGGACATGATTACGCTACCTCACGATTGTACTGGAGGTACAGCTTGCCAGTCGGACCTTCCGACTCAGGACCGAACGCCAAGATCAGTACGTGACTGTACTTGGAATTGGTGGCAAACCGATTGCTGTTGCGGTCGTTGTAGAACACCGTGGCCAGGCTCAGGTTCCATTCCTTCTCGGAACCCTCAGCGCGCCACAGGTCTTTGCCAACGCCCTTGTCAGCACTGGTCAGGATACTGGCCAATGCCAGACGCTGATCGTGCTGCAATTCCACATCGCTCGGGATCTGAGACAGCGTTTCAGCATGCTCACTGAAGTCAGTGTGGAAGAAGTAGTTGATCCAATTGATAGGCATCACTTAGCTCCAGGAGAGGTTGTTGTCCACGATGGCCAACGAGATGTGAGGAAGGTTGCGGAAGATCAATAGGCCCGTGCCATACCAGGCATACGAGCCAACCTTCGCAGTCAACTGAACCTGATAGTTACCGTCTTCACGGGTGATCACAGGTGCGTCTTCAACATCGTCAGACGTGAACAGGATGCTGGTCCCATCGGCCAAGGCCGCCAACATGGCGTACAACGTAGCACCGGGGACGCAGCGTGGGAGTACCGGAAAGATACCGGGTAGATCGGCCAGATTACGCCGGCTGTATTCAAGAGCATCACTGCCCCTGTACGTGTAGGTAGGGAGCGTCGACAAACGCACCTTGACCAACTTGCCGGACGGATCAGACTGGAGCGGTACGACTGGGCTGAAAACCAACCCAGTGTAGTCCAATGCGACTGGCGTCTCCCGGTTCAATGCTGACACGAGGTCAACTTTTGAACCTTGAATAAGAGCCATGGGCGTCCTCGTTAGACGTTGTAGTGAAGGAGGATCTTGCCACCGAACCAACTGGTGGTACGACTGGAGATTACCAACACCCGGTTGTACTTGGCGCTGTTTGCCTCAGGGACGTTAGCGTTCGGGAGCGTGAAGCGAGACATGGTCAGGCCTTTCACTCCGTTAGGCAGAGCGTTATCCACGGCCAGACTCAGCGTCATGCCGGAGCACTTGTTGAACCAGTCAATCAATGTCCGGACCTCACTGTAGAACGCACCTGAGTCGTTCAACGTGATGCCGTTCGTGATCGTGTCGATGTTGAAAAACCGACTGTAGTCCAATCCAAAGTTCACCGGAGTGAGGAGAGGCTTACCTTGCACATAGGAACTATCCCAATACAGACCGGCGTACCGATCTAGCGTCAGGATCTGATCCATGGCACGTTTGCCTTTGACGTACCGGACTCGGAAGTTACCGACGTAGGCAAGGGATGAAGGACCTACCGTGAGGGTGTTGGTCGTTTCCGACATCGCCCCGTAGATGCCCATGTCCTCTTCAGTCAGCGCAAGACCGTACTTCTCGTTGATCAGTGCGACCCACGTAGGCCGGGGCAGGTTACCCGCTGTCCAGGTGTCCAACTCCAACGTCATGTTGGCAAACAGCTTAGCCAGATCGATTCGTCGGTAGGTAACGATCTTCTTGCCGATGTAGAACGACCCAGGCAATGCGTAGAGTTCAATCGACGTGTTCTGGATCTCACCTGCTCCCGGTGTCCGAACAGTCGGAGGACCAAGACGGGTGTTCACCAAATCACGAAGCTCTAGCAGCCCTGGGTTGGACTCGTTAATCAGCTTCAGCAACAATTCGACCTGAGGTTTTGAGTAGTAAGACGACATCTTCAGTCTTCCTTTATGATGGCCCCAGTTACCCAGGGCCGTTTACTCACACCTCGTTCGGATCGAACGGATCGTCGTAGTGGAGGTAGCACACACCCGGAGGCGTGATGTTGGTCGCCTTGAGCAACAGACCGAGTGCGTACTTGTACGACTGGTTGGTTGGCAGGACGTTGCTGTTGATACCGCTGTAGACGACTTCAGCGCCTTCCAGAGACCACGCAGTGCTTGCCGGGTCCAAGTTCCACAGCGACTTACCGGCGTTGGTGTCGATCGCCTTGATCGCAGCCAGAAGAGCTGTATCGGACGCACCCAACTTGGTCCCCACTTGGTAGTTCTCAAGCGTCGACTTGTACGCTGTGAAATCATACCCGTAGAGGTAGGTCAGTGCCGAACCCTGAGAACCGTCACCGGTCACTGGGTAGTTCAGACCCGGCAGTGCTGCCACTGTCAAGTGTTGGCCCAGAACAGCAGAACCCGAGGTCGACATCACGGTCAGTTGACCCGTCCAACCAATAGCGCCCGGCTTGGCTTTGAACACACACGGTGTCGGGTTGGCCCCATTGTGAGCGAACGGCTCTTCGATGAAGTCTTCCTTGCTCAGCACGATCCCGTAACGACGGAACAACGCAGGCAGCACGTCGAAGTTGGTCGCGGGTTGGTAGCACTTGACCGACAGTCCATTCGCCAATGTGGAAAGGTCTGGCAGGTTCAAGCGGTCGTAGCAGATCACGCGAGAGCCTTGGAATACCGAAGCTTCTTTAGCAGTGATCTTGATTGCAGTGTTGGCATTGACCAACCCTTCGCGCCACGTACCAGCCGTCGGCTGTGGTGTACCGAAGTCCAGCTCGTCCACAGTCAGTGGTGAACTGTTAGCAGCGTTGATGTAGTTCACCAAACTCTGCTTGGAGTTGAAATGAATAGTCATGGCACCTGCCCTTAGACGTTGTAGTGGAGGAAGATGCGACCAGTGCCCCATTCACGAGGACCACCGCCACCGAAGTAATCCGCCATGCTGATTACCATGCAGCGGTTGTAGAACTCAGAGTTGGCTTCTGGAACGTCAGGGTGTGGCAGGGCGTAGCGACGGAAGTACGCGCCGTTGAGGCGGAACGGGATCGACAGACCTTCGGTAATACCAGTAGGTCCGCCGGCCGTGGCCACGGTGTAGAAATCGCCATTGCGGTTCTTCAGTGTCTTGAGGCAGTTGTTCTCAATGTACTGACGAGTCACCTGAGCCCCATCACCGTAGTTGTCGCCCACGTAGACGTTACCGCGGATAGCACCGGCGGTGCCGGTTGCAACCGTATTCGCTTCCAGAGCATCCTTGGCGAACGAGTAGTCCGTATCGAAGCCATCTGGGGTGACCCAGTACTTGTGACCTGGGGTGACGAAGTCGTTACCGCCTGGGTAGCGACGACCTGGAACCACGTCCACAGTCAGCAGGGATTCCAGCGTACGTTCACCGATGGTCCACTTGCCGCTGACGTTCCCGACGAAAGCCAGGTTGGTGGTGATTGGCGCGATGTTGAACAAGTCACCACGGATACCGTTCAGACCGGACAGCGCTTGGTTAACCCATTCGCCCACGGTGAAGTTGAACCCGTATTTCTCACTGTACAATGGGTACAGATCGTTGAGCTGGAGCAACGTTGCACCGCTTGCGCCGGAGTTGGCAATCCAACGGTAGACTTCAAGCGTCATGTTGCGGAAGATGCGCCCCACATCCAGACGGCGGTACGTGAGTTGCACGTTGCCGACGTAGTTGGTGTTTGGCTTGGCCGTTACACGGATACGGGTGTTGTGACCATTGCCTGGATCAGCGATGACCTCAGGTAGCCCAAACTCGAAGTCCATCTCGTTGACTGGGAATGGCAGTTGCGGGTTACCCGCATTGATCAGATCGACCATCATCTGCTTGGTCGTTTTGCTATAGATAGCCATGAGCTAAACCTTCTCAAGAAAGGACAGGAATCACCAGTCCAGGTCGTAGTGGAATAAGATCGGACCCATCACAGAACCTGTGGCGTAGCTCTGAACCATCACCCGTTGGAACTTGGGGTTGGCACTTGGCACAGCACTGGTTGGAAGGTCAACGATCCCGCCTGCATTACCCCATGCGGGCAAGCCTGCTTTAGCCCCTGCCGCCATGACCAAGTCGAAGTTAGCCCAACGGCCATTCTTTGGATCACGTTGCAGGTCAGCTTTGTAGGCTGTGAAGTCGAAGTTGTACGTGCACATGTACCCGGACTTTCGACCTCGAAGCTCCTTGAACTCTACTGGGTGTTCCAGCACAGGAAGAAGCTGTACCAAGACCACGGTTTCCAGTAATGGGTTACCGAAGGTCATTTCGAGGGTAATGGTACCGACCCAGTTCCACGAGTTGTCTTTGACGACGATCTCGATGGGCTTGGTGGTTTCCAATTGGTCGAAGATGGGGACATCGATGTTGTTCAGGTCGGTGGCCTCAAGGTACAGGCCGTACTTGCTGTTCAACTTATCAATGATCCATGCCGGGGTGATCTCGGCATTGTGACGAAGGTTAGGCGTAATGCCCGCTTCATCAAACAGCTCTGGCAGGTCATGGCGGTTGTAGAAGATCTCCGTCTGACCTTTGTAGCCTTTACCGTGCACCCCGTTGAGCGTCACCCCTGTGTTGCGGGGATCGTTCTGCCCTTTCTTCACAGGCAGCGACATTGCCACGTTGTCCAGAGTAATCGGACGATACAGAGTGTTCTGTTCGTTGACCATCTGGATAATCAGATCACGTCCGTCCATGACTCACCTCACGTAGGTTCGGCGAACGGGTCTACCGGATCGCTGAAGTGGATGATCAGGTCGCCAGTGATACCGAACGCATCGTCATGGTTCAGGCGAACCTGAATACCGTAACCGTACGATGGGTTCATCAGGCCGTTGTCAACCGCCTTACCGGCCCAAATGACCTGCGCTCTACCCAGACTGAACTCATGGTAGCCCGAAAGGAACCACGCATCACCAGTGACGCTGGAGAGGATGTCAGCCAGCTCTTGTGGGATCGCCTGACCGACCGTGATGGTCTTCAGGTAATTCACGTGGGCTGAGAAGTCACGCCAGTAGCTGTACATCTGCGCAAACGGCAGCGTAGCGTACGGCGTTGGGTAGTTCAGACCGTTGAGGGCCGTCACTGTCAGGTACGTGGTCAGAGGAATGTCACCCTGCGCCACCGAAACAGACACGGTGCCGATCCACCCCAGGCTACCAGGCACAGCCGTCAACTGGACGGTCTTGTAGTCGACATGGTCCACGGCATCAACCAGTTCCAGATCCGACTCTTCCAGGTTCAGACCGAAACGGTCATTCAGGAAAGGCAGGATGTCATGGGAGTTGGTGACGCTTGGGGCTTTCATGGTCATCGTGACCAGCTTCTCAAGGTCTGCCAAGTCCAGACGGACGTAGTAGACTTCCGTCTCGCCCTGATAAGGGGCAAAGGCGTTGTTGGCCTTGATGGTAACGATGGAGTTTTGCTCAGGATGCTTTCCGCTGGTGTTCGGCCGAGGATCAATGAAATCGAAGTCAGCCGGATCAAGCGTGATCCCGTTGTAACTCCCGACGACGTTCAAAAGCGTCGTGACGGGGTTCTTATAAAGAGACATGGGTCATCTCCGATCAGGCGTTATAGTGGAAGAAAGCAGTACCGGAGTAACCGTCGCTGCGCAGGCTGGTTTGAACCACCACCCGCTGGTAGTTACGGTTGGCATCCGGGTGATCTTTCGTGGCGTAATCCCTGATCGTCATCTTGGAGTTTGCACTCGTGTCGATCCTCGGCCAATTCTCGATGCCGAAATACTGAGCCAGGCCTGCTCTGAGCCCGGCTTCGTCGATCCAGCTACCTTTGTAGTTGTTGCCGTAACGGTTCACTTTCAGGTACTGGGCGATGATCGTGAAATCCTGGCCCCACGTCAGCAAGCCAGCACTGAGGTAACCCTCAAGGACTGGGTCGGCATGTTTGAACTCGTCATACGCCTCAACTGCTACAACGTCTGTCAGCATCAGTTGACGACGGTTGAACAGAATAGTGGCCAGACCCGTGAATGCCAACGACTCAGGCTTAGCACGTAGTTCAAGGTTGACCTGATCACCTTCTTCCAACAACTTGAGGTCAACGTCAGTCAAGTCGTTTTGTGTCAAGTTCAGGCCGAGGGCCTTGTTGATCTCAGGCAATAGACGGTAGAGAGTCGACTGACCCAATGCCGTGAATTCTGGGCGGTAGTTACCGCGGAACAGGACGCTAAGGTCCAGTCGGTTGTACGAAATTGCAAGCTGACCAGCGTAGACCTCACCCTGGATACCTCGTACATTCACCGTAGCGTTGACCAAAGGGTTGCCCGTCACGATGGCCGGTTTACCGAAGGTCAAGTTCTGAGGAGAAAAGGGTACGAGTGGGGTGTTGGCATTGTTGATCAGTTCGCGCACCATCTGGTCGGGCGACTGACTGTAGATTGACATGATTCTTTCCCGGTTAAGAGACTAATGCCACTGGGACCCGAGAGCCCCAGTGCGCGTTCTGGTCAACTACCAGCACCATTAGCTCAGGGAGAGCGTCAAGCCATCCAGGACTTTCTTGGTGATAGCAGCGTTCAGATCTTGGTCAGCCATCTGGATGCTGATGACCACCTGACCGCGATAAGCGTACGAGCCTGCCGCAGCGATCAAGGTGAAGTCTTCAGGAGTGCTGGTCAGATCGCCTGGCAACGTGAGGTCGCTACGCACGTCGTTCAGTTGCAGGTTGGCCCCGTAGAACAGGTTGAAACCATCCAGAATGGATTGGATGGTGACGTCACCTTCTACTTGGATCTGCGACGGGATCTGGACTTCGAACTGGGCCAGATCGATCCGGTTGTAGAGGATGGTGGACGTGTTCTTGAAGCCCTTGCCTGGAATACCGGTCAGGACCAGTTCAGTGTTACGTTCCGGGTTTTCACCAGACGCTGCGACAGGATCACCGAAAGTGACTTTCTCATGCGTCAGGTTGAGACCCGGGTTTTGCTCGTTGACCAAGGCAAGTACTTGGTCCTTGGAAAGCAGGGAAATGTCAGACATGTCTTGGTACCCGAAGTGGATTTAAAGAGCGGCTGACACTCAATAAATCAAGATGAGATAAAGAGAGCAGCTACACATCATTTGGCTGCCTCGGATACCTAGGGGTATCTATAAAAGATACAAAGCAAATAAGGAAGGGATACAGGCCTTGGCCTGTATCCCCTGTTTATAGTGGATTTGATTTTACTCAAACGATACATTACCCTCGTAACCAAAAACTAATAAGGGCGATCCTATTGTATGTACAGGCAGTAGATTCTGTCTAGTGAGGGGGTGATCCAGCACACGCTTAACCCGAAACGGTTTAGCATCGGCGGGAGCCAGTAGCATACGTTTCAACGGCGCCTGTACCGGGCAGCATGGGCTCAAACTCATGCTGCCCATTTATGCCGATAGACATTTCTCAGGAGTTAATCTAATGCGTAATGAAAACGGTATCAGTATCATCATTGCCGACTCTGAAGACGAGGCGTTAACGATTGCTGCTGGGTTAGGGATCACCGAGACCCACCTGATCGAAGCCCTGCCTCATCTGCTCATGCCGGACTTGGAGAACGAGGTCTTCATCGCTGTCCTGAACGGTCCCGTTGAAAACATGAAGAGCTACGCCAACCGGTTCAATGTCCGTCGTGGCGTACTCTCGGTCAAAGGCAAGCGTGAGTTCATCGGGTTCAACGTGGACTGGATGAAGAAGCTCATGTCCCGTCCTAAACCCAGTCACGACGAGGTCCGGGTGTTGAAGTCCTCCATGCCAGTAGGCTTCAGCAATGTGTTTGAAGGCTTGGCAGAGAAAGATGATCCACACGCCGATCTTGGCTATCGTCGTTGAGCATAGGCGGGCTAGTCCCGCCTTTATGCCGCTTTCCCGATTGTAATTAAAAATTATAAGGCAATACATTATAATCGTGGAACTACAACCATAACCGAAAGTAAGGGGAAACTGTAATGCGTAACAACCTCCACGATTCTAACCCAGGTGACTCTTTGGACATGACCGAACGTCGCCCTGTGGTGGAAACACTGAAAGACGAACACGGTAACCTGATCGAGATTTACAGCTACCACGATGCTACTGACGATTGTCCAGCAACCGCCCAGACCAACTCGGGTGCGATGTTGATGTCTGATGTGGAGAAGTTGCGTTTACTTGCGACTCTTCCACCTGAGCAACGTGAAGGCACTGACTCCGTTGATCTGCGTCGACTCATGGTTCGGCGCGATCCAGGTGCCAATGCTCGTGAACGTGTCCTCACTCGTGGGCAGAAGGTAAAGCGTGCCGTGGTCCGGACTTACATCCTGATCATCAGCGCAGTCGTGTTACTCGTGGCGGGGGCTGCGGGGTACGGCTATTACGAATTTACCAAGCCGGGTAAACGTATGGTGGACTTCCGCACCTGCTCTTTCGTTGACGAGAAGCTGGGCGTCGAGATCACTGGCAAACGTGAGTTCTCCTATCTGGAACGCTCGCTGTTCGGTGTTCACTTCCGTCTGGACAAGGACATCGAACAGAAGACTATCATCGACATCAAGGGTGATCCGATCACTGTGGTGGGCATCAACAAAGATGGTAGCTGGTGGAACAAGTTCGCCGACATGGGTGAACGTGGCGTCATGATCTTGCCTCAAGCGGATCAGTACGTCTTTGCCACCAAGAAGAAAGCCCCAGTGGTCAGTTACGAGCAGTTCTGCCGCTAAGCAAATACACCAAGAACAGGGAGGCAGGGTGCCTCCCGCACAACTACCAGTACACCATCATCGAGATTATCATGGCAGACATCGACGCAAACATCACCAACATCCAGCGCAGCCTGAACAACCTGCTGGAGCGCGTCAATAAAGGGGAAGTTCTGTCCACGGAAGAAGCCCGTACGCTCTTGGAGTGTCGTAAGGGGTTCGATCAGCTCAAGCAGGTCGACACGTACAAGGAAGTGATGAAGGGCGCCAAACTGAAAGCCATCACCGACAAGTGGGCTTAGGAGTATCACCATGACACAGAGCAATCTGCCAGCCTGCTACAACTCCCGCGTGTGCTTTCAAGCCAAAGGCGAAGAAAAGAAGTACATGAAGACATTCGGTGCCGGTGAAGGCGGTAAGCCAATGCTCGAGTACACCACCGATGTCAGTGAGGCCAAACTGTTCCGCTCCCACGTAGGCTGGATGGGTCCTGGTCCTGACTTCGACTGCTATCACGTAGCGATGGAGTTCCTGCGCACATTCTTCTTCATGAACGGCGCCTATCGTACGGCAGTTGGTTGTGAAAACTTCACTCAGCCTGATGGCAGTGTGGACTTCATCACCGAATCACTGGAAGGCCAACCACGCCTGACCTTCGTCCTTATGAAAACCGAGACCTGAAATGACTGACGCCCTGGTGAATGTTGTCAAATGGCTACACTCCTCCTCGGGCCGCAGTAAACGAAGCGATACCACTAACCAAGGTTGCTACATGTTAGAGCATGTAGCGACTGGGCGTTTCTATCTGGGCCAAAGCGAGAACGTTTCATCTGAAGTAGACAAACAACTTTCCTTGCTCGCCATCGGTAAGCATCCCTGTAAGCTCCTTAACGGGCTTTACGCCAAGGATGCTGAGATCCGGTTGTTCGAGTATCCGATCAAAGCTAAGAAGGCCCGTGCAGCGCTCCTGAAACAAGTCAAGGAGAGTTGTGAGACGGACTATCTGTGCCTCAACCCCAGAGACATCAAATGACGGGACAAATAAAGCTGTTCGAGGAGATCACCATCTTTGATGCCCATGATCGATTCAACAGCGCACCTGCTCACGACAGTATTACCTGCGTCGTTGTGCCAGGCTGTGAGTCGTTGAGTGATGAGGAGGTCCGCCGGTTGATGCCGGATGACTTCCTGCCTATCTTTTCTTCTTGGCCTAAGCGTAACTGGGGCAATTCGGGTGTCGGTGACATCTACAGTTACCTGAAGTCCAAGCAGATCGGTCTCTTCCAGCCGATCGAGTTTGTAAAGGAAAATGAACATTGGGTATTACATGGGAGGGTGCACTACAACGGTGGACGCCATGTCAACAATGACCTGTTAACGTCTCCGCGGCTGGTAGCCCTCAGTGTCGACATCGAGCGTGGCGATCCTACAAAGGGTCGGCGCGTATTCCAACTGGCTCGCTTGCTGGTAAGCCCGAAGTAAGTTAGGAGTCAACCATGGACAACCGTATCGAAGCTCTGCGAGCAGAGATCAGTCGTCTGAACCACCTCTACTACAACGAGGGGGAGTCAGACGTTGATGATGAAGTCTACAACTCCCTCAAAGCTGAGTTGCGTGAGCTGGAAGGGGAAACCGACGACCCGTTGTCGCCGTTGAACCAAGTCGGGGCCGTTTCTGACGGTGGGTTTGAGAAGATCAAACACCTGACGCCCATGCTCAGCCTCGGTAACGTCTATAACGAGGAAGAGTTGACAGATTGGTGCCTCGGTTTGGGTTATGCTGCGTATGCGCAGATGGAACTCAAGCACGATGGCCTTGCAATTGGCTTGCTGTACAACAAAACCAAGCTGAAGTACGCCGCTACCCGTGGCGATGGCGACATTGGTGATGACATCACTGAAAATGCCGTGTACTTCGAAGGTGTGCCAGAAGAACTCAAGGGTTACGATGGCAAAGTGGAGATCCGCGGTGAAGCCGTAGTGCCACACAAGCACTTTAAACGTGTTTGTGAGCTGCGTGAAGCGCAGGGCAAGAAGGTGTACGCCAATCCACGCAACATGGTGGCCGGTTTGGCCCGGAAGAAGGAAGGTGCGCAGCTTCAAGGCATGGGAATTCGTTTCATTGCCTACGATGCGGTCATCCATACTGCTGCCGGACCGATCTCAGTGCCCATGTCCTTCTTCAGCGAGGAAGTTCAGTCTCAGTTCTTCATCTCTTTGCCGGTTTGGGAAGGGTTGACCAGTGACATCGGTAACATCATCGAGACAATCGAAGAAGTGACCGAAGACAGACCGAACTTAGGGCACGACATCGACGGCTTGGTGATCAAACTCATCAAACCTGCTGAACGTCAGACCCTTGGACAGCGCTCTACCTCCCCTCGTTGGGCGACAGCGTACAAGTTCGAGGCTCAGACAGCCACAACCGTGCTGGAAAGTGTGGATGTGCAGGTGGGTCGGACTGGGGTGTTGACTCCAGTAGCGAAGATTCGTCCAGTGAAGCTCTGTGGGGTCACGATCTCCAGTGTCACACTGCACAACTTCGAAGAGATCGAGCGTCTAGGCCTGCGGATCGGTGACACCGTTGTGGTTTCTCGTCGTGGTGACGTGATTCCGAAGATCGAAAGCGTGGTGCTGGCACTGCGCACGGATCAACACGGTCTGATTCACACACCGACCGAGTGTCCGTGCTGTGGTTCCAAGGTGACCAAGCGGGATGTGGGCAAAGAAGAAGGGGTGAAGCTGTTCTGCACCAACCTGATCAACTGTCCGGCCCAGCTTATCAACCGGATGGCGTACTTCGTGAGCCGTGATGGCATCGATGTCAAGAACCTTGGCCCTGCTGCGGTCGAGTCCTTGATTGCTGTCGGGTCTTTGGGGTCGTTCAGCTCATTGTTCTACTTGGGTGAGCAGGACTTCTACGCCGCTGGCTTGGGTGAAGCCATGACGGACAAGATCATCGCCGGTCTGAACCGTTGCAAGAAGCTGCCGTTCTACAAAGCGCTGCGCGCGGTAGGCATCCCGGATGTCGGGGACAGCACTGCAAGGGCTCTGGCAGCTCGATTCCCATCTTTCCGTGACTTGGGTAAGGCTAGCTTCAAGACGTTGCAGGAAGTGGACGACGTTGGCCCAGCGGTAGCAACAAGCATCATGCTGACCTACGTTGCTAACGACGTTGACCTGCACGCTCTGGACTCCGTCTTTACGTACACCGATGTGGTGATCCCGAAAGCTGAGATCCAAGACCTGGCTGGCAAGACAGTTGTCGTCAGTGGGTCGGACTTCGATGGTTTGACACGACGCGCAATGGAAGATGACGTGATCTCACGGGGTGGTAAGTTGACGAAGTCTGTCAGCAAGAACACCGACATCCTCTATGCGGGCGTAGGTGCCGGACCTGACAAAGTCAAGAAGGCCAAAGAACTTCATTTCATCCAAGATGGGATCAAGTTCACCAACCCCAACTCCCTTACCACGATCCTGACGACCGATAACGGTCTCACCGCAACTGGAGAAACCAATGAGCAATGAAATGATCATGTTCGATCACCCCCTCACCGTGACTGAAGCCGTTGCCAAGGCTCCGGATCACAACAAGGCATTGGGCTGGGGTATCCAGTCCATGGTGGTCGACACGGTCCGCTCGATGGTGTTGCTGGCCGCTGCACGCTCGGAGCATTACCGCTATGCTCTGGGTGTGACACCGGGTATTGGTCAGTACTTGTACGACCTGCCTGAAGGCGCTATCACCAACCCGGATCACTTCAAGCGTACTGATCAAGTCAACTCCCTGATCGGTCACTTCGACAACCACGAAGTCCACGTCATCCAGGAACTCACGCCTGAGGAACAACAAGGCCTGATGCTCCTGATCCTCGACGATGACCACAAAGCCGTCGGCTACATCTACACGCAACTGCGTGAGTACGGCGACCACATCAATGTCAACAACATCCTGCCGAAGAAGACCTACTGATGACTATCTTTGACACCATCGTAAACGCGCTCAAGCCACTGGCGACCGACGACGTTCAACTGACCCTCGCCGGTAAAGCCGGCCATGGCAACCAGAACGTCCGCGTTCACTACAAGCGCGACAACCTGCTGACCAAGGTCCTGTACCGCGGTGACCTGTCGGCCCTCGGGGCTGATTCGGAAGTCGTGGCTCAGTACCTCGCCGGTCTGACCGCTCCCCAGCAATCGCCGTGGACTTCGTTGCCCGGTCGTAGCCAGGTGGAACTGACTGCCATCCTGCGCGCTGCCAGCATCGACGAAGACATGTTCCTGAAAGAGTCCACTGCCGTCTCCAAGGTGGTGCTCGGCGAGTACGAGAAGTTCGAGCGTACTCATGCTTTCGTGCGTCAGTGGCAAGCGGCTGGTAAAGGCGTCGGCCTGGAAGTGATCGTGGTGTTCAAAGACGACGAGCAGTTCGCCATCTTCGAATCCTCGCTGAACTTCTACATCGAGCCGGATGCATCGAAACTGATCCGCATCCTGCGCGAGCGCAAAGAGGCCGAAGAGAAGGCCAACGTCAAGACGCCTGATGTCAAGGTTGTCGTCGATGGTGTTGAAACCACCGTTTAAGGAGCAGCACTAGGCATGAAGATCAATCTGATCTATGCCCAGAACGAAGATGGGGCGATCGGCTATGCCGGCCCCCATCCACTTCCGTGGCATCACCCCGAAGACCTGGCACGGTTTAAGGAGTTGACGAAGGGCAAGCCGCTACTCATGGGCATGGACACCTTCGACAGCCTCCCTAGACTGTTGCCGGGTCGATTCCATTATGTGCTGACTCGCGGGAAAGGTCTCCCTCGTCTCGGCCGTATGGACAGCGTACAGTTTCTGAACAGCATCGAGCAGGTTCTTGCTGAAGCCCGTAAACTCGACATGACAGAGATCTTTGTCATCGGAGGTGCTGGCATCTTCAATGAACTCATCGGTAAAGCTGACACCATCTATCGGACCATGGTCCTCAACCATCCTCTTGAAGGCAAGTTGGCACGTGTACTCAAACCAGAGGATGAAGATCCTGTCTGGAATGGTTACAAGTGTGTAGAGACCTCTTACGTCGATAACCGACTGGTCTTCAACACCTACGAGAAACACCCAGGGTAACTCAATCATGAAATGGCTATTGGTATTGTTGTCGCTGTGCATCTTCTCCGCCGCTGCTGAAGAGAAAGAGAAACCTCAATTCATCATGACCGCAGCTCACTGCGCTCTGTTGAAGCAACACGCTTACATGGCGATCACTGCCAAGACTGCGGGACTCGATTACCCTCAGTACGTGCGTGAGCGGGTTGAAGGGTACACCAAACTGTCGGGAATGGAACGGGTGCTCTATCTGGACATCCTTCCGTACAGCCTCGACATGGCGTACGAGTACTTCGAAAGCGACTTCAATGCCAACACGCCTTACGAGGAAGTGATTGAGCATAACTGCCTTGAAAGGGTGGGGAGCGGTGCAAGATAATAACG